GTAGCCCGCCTTGAACTCTACCGTGATGGGCGCAGCGGGTCGCAGCGTTTCAGTGGGCCAACTCTTGCCGTATGCGAGCACGATCGCACCGACGGGATGGTACGGGTTGAGCACCGGGGCCGTCGCCGCGAACTCCACATCGTAGTCGGCCGCGGCCATGGTGTGTGTGGCGCCGGCTGAGTCGACGTACGTGACGGAGACGATCTCCTGCAGCGGCGGCTTCGGTATGACGATCCGGCTACCGCTTGGCCAGGTGTCCATCAGCATCTGCCAGGTCTGCGTCACCAGGGCGCGACCAGTGCGGACCTCGATCTCCTGCCGGGCGGCCGTGATGAGGGCCTCGAGCAGGCCGACGTCTTCGGTGGTAAAGATGCGCGAGTGCTCCTGGGCCTGCGTGACGTCCACAGGCTCTGAGGTTGGTGCGGTCTTGAGGTGAAGCCCCGCGCCTTGATAGTTCATCTGCGCAGTCCTTTCAGACTAGGCATCACCGCGCGCTCGGGGGCGCGCAGGGTCGCGGTCTCGGGGCCGAGGTACTGAGCGCGGCCGGACGTCACCAGACGCCCGGCCTGCTCAGCGGTTACCTGTACGACCTTGCCGGTCTTTGTCAGGCGGACCAGCATTACCTGGCCTGCACGACCCGGATGTAGTCGACCTGGACGTTGCGGACAGCCGCAGCGCCGGTCTTGACAGCAATAACCGGGCTCAGCTCCTCTCCGGACGGGAAGGTGGCCGCTGATGTGGTCGCCACCGTCGCGCTCGCTACCCGATCGATATAGAACGTCACGGTCGACTCACCGTCGAAGTAGAACCCGAAGGTGTGCCAGTCGTCGGCGTTCACGGCCACGGCGGCGATCTCCTGCTCAGCCTGGCCAGACTTCTTCCAGGCCACGTCCCACGCAGCGGGGGCGTCCGTCTTGTAGCGGAAGCCGATGTAGTCCTTGTCCGCCGGTACGCCGGTGTTGTCCGCCAAGAAGTTCCCGCCCGTGATGGACCCGGCCTCAGCAAGACCTATGAAAACGGCCTCGTCGGCGTGCTGCAGGGACTTGATCCGGGCCTCAAACCAGACAGCCTTGTCCGAGGAGTCGGTGATCTTGAACGGCTCGCACGTCGGCAGGCCGTACTGGATATAGGTCTCGTTGTTGTCGGTGCCGCCAGTGGCGATGTTGGCCACGCCACCCACCAGGCCGGCCGGGAAGGTCACCGCGCCGGTGGCAGTGTCAGATACATAGGCCCACTCCGTCGGGTTGGCGGTCGTGTCGTCCAACGGAATAGCGAGGAAGTCCTCGCGCATCTCGAAAGCGACGGCCGGGTCGCAGTACATGGCGAGCGAGGGGATACCCTCGGCCAGCGAAGTCCCCGCCGCCGGGGAATACTCGGCGTCGGCGAAGATCATGTTCCGGCCGCGGTTGGCCACGTTTTTCCAGCGAGCAAGGGTTTTCATCAATCACCTCCAGGGTGAACACGGGGCGCCGCACCCTTACGAGCGGCGCCCCGCAGATGGGTAAGTGCTAGGCGGTATCGCCCAGACCGTCGGTGACGTTCAGGTCGGCCGCGCCTGCGGTGACCGCCACGCCCGCGATGGTGAGCGTGCCTGCGATGTTCACGGTCATCCCCGTGGGGATGGTGACCACCTGGTTCACCGGGTCGTATTCCAAGAACACGACCCGGGTGGTCTCGTCCACGAGGCAGACAACGCTTCCGCCGCCCTGCCCGCGGTTGACTGTCACGACGCCCATGTCGGCTAGTTAGTCAGGACGGTGGGCGGCGGGCAGGACTGGTAGCGCATCTGGCACACGACATTGATCTGGATCATGTCGGTGTTCGGGAGCGCGCCGGTCACCAGCCGGATGCAGTCGTAGGGGACGCCGGCGCCGGTCAGGCCCAGCTCGGCCGGGTCGATCTCGAAGATCACCTTCTTGGGGTTGGCGTCGGCGGTCGTGGTGTAGTTCACCGCGTCGGCCTGGCGCACCAGAGCGTCCGAGGTCGCGGTGTCGTCGTTCACCCAGATGGGGACGGCGGTCACCAGCACGGCGTTGGCGCTCGGGGTGACGTCCGGGCAGCGCTGCGGGGTGAGCAGCAGAGCGGCTCCGCCGACGGGGTTGAAGTTGACCTCGATCCACGCCTTGTGGACGTTCTTGAGGCAAACGACGTCGGAGGTGACGGCCCCGGGGACACCGATCTGGGGAGCGGCGACCTGGACGGACTTCACTTCGTTAGGGTAGGAAAACATCTTCTGTCACCTCCTTCTAGCGGGCCGCGAGGGTAACGAACGGGGACAGGGCGCTGGCGCCCTTGAACGGCGTGAGGGTCGTGCCCCAGATGGGCTGACCGTCCACCCGCTGGATGAAGCGGAAGATTCCCTCGTCGTTCAGGAAGCGGACGTGGATGCTGTAGGCCTGGTCGATGCCGCCCTTCTCGGCAAGCACGTACTGGCTGAGGTCCAGCAGCATGATGTCGCCCACGTCGCCCAAAGCGGACGCCTGCTCGATGGCCTCCACGGGACGCCCGAAGAGCGAGCCGTACGGCGAAGAGCTCGCGCCGCCCGGGGGCAGGTAGACCGGAGCGCCGCCCACACCGAGGGTCAGACCCATAGTGTAGAGCTGCGGCTCGATCGACTGGTTGATGTACCACACGGCGTTCTTGCGCGACGGGGCGTACATCTGCGCCCACATATTGACCAGGTTCTCGTAGACGACGGTGTCCGCGCCCTGGCCGCCCTCGGCCGCCACAGTCACGAGAGCGCCAGAGTTGAGCACGCCCAGGGGCATGCCGGCGCCGGTGCCTTCGATGATGGCGTCGTCGAGCATGAAGCCCAGTTCCTCGCCAGCGGCTTGGGAGACGATGGACTCCAGAGCAGCCGCGTCGGCGAGCAGCTCGTCGGTTGAGTACACCAGCGCGCCGAGTTTCTTCAGCGACAGCTCGATCCTGCGGAACTTGGGAGCGCTCTGTGTGAGTGCGCCGGCCTCCGCCAGCCAGTACCCACGAACGCCGCCCCAGCGTGATCCGTTCGCACGGGAGGTCTCGTCAATTCCGTTGATCTTCACGCCGTTGGAGGCGGAGGAGATGGGGATGCGGCGGCACCTGCCGGCGAGGACGGCGCTGTCGTGCTGGATCTTCAGCAGTTCCGCCTGGAAGTCCTTCTGCACGAGGAACCCGCCGTCGGCGGCAACAGTCTCGCCGAGGCCGCTGGGGGCCCGCATCTCAAGACGCGGGTCAACGTGGCCGCGCGCGGCGTCCACGACGGCGCGGAGCTGCTCCCCGAAGCTGGTGAAGCGCTTCTCGCCGGCGGGCGGGTTGTGGTCGCCCAGGTCTGGCTCATGCGGCTGCGGGGCACGCCGGATGGCCGCTTCCAGATCCTGCAGGTCTTCCTCGCGCTTGAGGTCCGCCCGCTTGGACTGGATCTCAGCCCAGCGCCGGTCGTACTCCTGCTGCTCCTCAGCAGTCAGGGTGCGCTTCTCGGCCGAGGCTTTGTCGACCATGGCGCGCGCCTGCTCGATGAGCGCGGTTATCTCCCGCCTCATCTCGTTCAGGTCCAACATGATTCCACCTCCTTGGTGGGATCGGGGCACAAAAAAGGCGACCCGCGAGGGCCGCCTCTTAGCGGTGTGCTATGTGCCAGGTTCTAGGGGTTGCTCACCTCACGCAGCGCCTGCTCCAGCTCCAACCCGCGGTGCAGATTCTCGAGGGGAACCTGTCCCTCATCCGCCTCCGGGGTTTCGCCTCCGCGTCCTTCGGCTAGGAGCTTCTGTAGGGAACGCAGAGCCACGTCGGTCTGCGGGTAAGCCGGATCTGCGACCACCGATACGTCGCCGCCGTCCAGGTTGAGCGCGGTGAGTGTGCGCTCGTCGATATCGCCTTCGGTGTTCCAGCGCTCGCCGTCGGGGTCCACCCAGAAGGCGAAGCTCATCTGCGACAGGTCGCCGCGCTCGATCTTGGGGATGATCCTCATCACATCGGGGTCGCGGGGGTCGAGCGGGGACCGAATGCCGAGACCCACGTGGTCGGTCGTGAGGCTGAGCGTGCCCGAGACGGTGCGCCCCAAAGGTAGACCGCCGTGATCGATCTTCAACTTGACGTCGGGCCCGGCCGCCAGCGTCCGGTCAAACGCCCCCGGCAGGATGCGCTCGCGGAACTTGCCCCGGGGGCCGCCCCAGGGAATGACACGCGACCACTGGTTGAAGACGGCGGCGTGGCCCACGAGTACCGGGCGGCCGTCGGCGTCGGTCTCCATGCGGCACTCGCGCAGGGGGAAGGTGCGAAGTTCAAGATCCATAGTCGCCTCCTTTAGGCGGCAGTAACGCTGCAGTCGCACCCGGCGTGGATCGGCGGGTGGTGGAAGTCGGTGCTGAAACTCATCCAGTTGTCCGGGTTGTCAGGGTCCTGTAGGTGGTCGCCCTTGCTCGCGAAGGCGCTCTCGATGCCCACCACGCGCCCGTTCAGGTGCGTGCAGTAGGGGCAGTTGTCCCCGAAGGTCTGCCAGCGAATGTGGGTCACGCCCTCGGCCCTCCAGGTCTCGCGGGCGACGGCGTTCGCCAGGCGGTGCGCCTCCCAGCGCGCGTCCTGCTCCGGCCGCGCGTCCCACTTGGCCGCCGCCTCCTCCAGAAGCACGAGCGGATCGTTGTCCAGCTTCAGTTCCAGCGCGGCCATGACGTCGACCATGCTCATGCCCATGTGCCGGTCGACGTAGCCCCGCACATACTCGCGCAGGAACACGCCGAGCTCATCGGTCATGCCCACCACGCCTGCCACCTCGAGGGCCGCCTCGCGCTGGATGCTCTCCGCGAGCACCGTGTAGAGGCCCCACAGTTCGTTACCGGTGACGTCGTTCTCCCGCAGGGTCGTGTAATACCTGCGCGCCCAGTCGATGAAGGTCTCGCGCGATCGCTTGGCGCCGGCTAGATGTTTCTCGGCAGCCTTGAGGAGGTCGGCCCGCTCTTTGACGACCTGCCGCTTCATCACCGACTCGAACAGGGGCCGGTGCACCTCGGCCAGCCGCCGCCGCGACTCTGCCCCGCGATGCGCGGCGGCCCGGTCCTCCGGACCGCTCACAGATTCGCGCTTGGGCGCCGGCTCGCCCCCCTTAGGGACGGCGCCCACGCTGGTCGCCGGAACCATGTTGAGCGGCACCAGATACTCGTCGCCGCCCTCGACCGGGTCCCAGTTCTCCTTCTCGCGGATGTCGTTTGTGGAGAGGAAGCCCCACTGCTTGCCCACAGCGTAGGCGTCGTAACGGCTCTTGGTGTCGCCGCGCAAGAGGCCATCCATGTTGTGCTCCGCGAACAGGCGCTTGCGCTCGTTCGGTCCGAAGACCCTGAGGGCGATAGCCTGCTCCCAGCGCACACACCAGGGCCGGATGGTATCGGTCACGTGCTCGATGGCCTGCTGCTCGATGTTGGAGAACGTGGCGTCCCTGAGGTCGCCCACCTTGTGGGGCTGCATGCGAAACCACCGGCACATCTCCCGCACCTGGTGCTCGCGGGTCTTCAGGAACTCGATGTCCTCGCCGGGGAAACCGATCTCGTGTACCTTGGTGCCCTCCTCGAGGATCGCTACCTTGTGCGCGTTCTCCACACCCTCGTGGCGCTCAGCCCAGGACTTCTTCAACCGCTCGTACGCCGTATCGCTCATGGCCCCCGGCCCGGGGTGCTCGAGCACCATGCCCGGCCGGGCGTTGTTGGCGAAGAGCTTCGCGCCGAACTGCTCAGCCGCTAGGCCCAGGCCGATGGAATTGCGCGCCAGGGACACGATGCTGTAGCCCCGCAGGCCGTCGAAGCCGGGGCCGGCCACGTGCAGGATCTCCTCCGGCAGGTACGGCACCTTCCCGCTGTCGAACTGGTACTCGTAGGCGATGCGCCCGCTCGGCGTCCGGACGATATTCATGCGGTCGGGGCGAAGCGGCCAGAAGGCCGCGATCCGGCCGGTGCTACCTTCGAACTCTATCCAGGCGTAGCCGTTTCCCCATCGCACCGCGTGCCGGGTCAAAGCCTCGCGCCAGCCCATGGATGTCATGTACGGGTTGGGCTGGTCGTGCAGGAGCCCGTAGCGGTGGTCCTCGATCGCCCGCCGTTTCGACTTCGGGCCCGTGCGCTCGTAGACCACCAGAGGCAGCGACGCGACGTCCTCACAGATGACCCGCTCGCAGGCGAAGAGGGCCGGGTATTTGACGGCCGTGTAGGCGTCCACCTCCACCCCGGCCGCGGCGGTGGTGCCGACCGGGCTGTACCAGTAGTCGTCGTCGGCCGGGGGAGGCGACCAGCCGCCGGTCGACCGTTTGAAGAGATCCCGTAGTGCCATCAACCTACCTCGCGAATGCCGCGGGTTTCATAGACGCTCTCCTGCGTGGTGTCCCTCATGCGCGCATCCTCGGCCATGAAGAGCGCGACCAGACCGTCGATGCGCTTCCCGCTCTTGTCCCGGGCGGGTTTCACGGGCCGGATGCGGTCCGGGTCGTCGGTCGGCGACTTGGCCTCCATGCAGTCGGCCATCCACCGCGCGACGGGGTTGGCCCGGTGGCGGTACTCCTTGGCGATGAGCCGGCGCATGAACTCGTTC